TTAGCATAACCATCTACTTTACGCATACGGAGTTTAAAATCCGCACCTTCCCAGAAGTCAAACACATTTACTGGCTTCTCATCTTCAAAAGTTGGACGAGCTTTGTCCATAATCTTGTCGAAAATTTTCTTACCGAATTTGAACAAACGAACTTGTCCTTCGTTCTCTGGATGTTTAGGATCAGAAACGATCAAAACATTACAGATGTAAGATAACTTACGCTTTTGCTTACGAGCAATTTCTTTGTTGGCGTCAGAACCGCTGTTCCAAAGTTTGGAATTTAATTCACCAACAGGATCTTTCTCACCGAGAGTGGTAAGAGAGTTTTCGATGTACCACTTTCCAGTTGGACCTTGGAAAGAGTGATTGAAGATACGAACCCATGGGAGTTCATCACCCTCAACTCGTGGCAAGAAACGAAGTGTGGCTGTGCCGTTACCAGCTTTATCAGCTTCTAGTTTCCATAAACGATCATCTTGGTAGGATTTATTGCCACCGCTAGATTCTGGGTTAGCAATTTTTTCGAATTCGGAAGTGATTTTACCGAAATCAGTGTTGCGCATTTTGCGAAGTGCTTGAATATCCATCGTATGTTTCCTTTGTATAAAAATGTATTAATGTGTATTAGTATTATCGTATTCATCATCTATGTCGTCAAAGTCATCTTCATAATCTTCCTCAACATATCTATTTAGTACTTTCATACCTTTACCTTTTTGGTTTGGCGCATGTTTCAGTTTCCTGTTAGACTTGCGTTCACCATCGTCTTCGTATTGACGATCCCTCTTTGGAGTCATATTACAACTCTACTGTTTCCTGTTTAAATGTTTGATATACTTGTAAAAGTCTGTCTCTGTCAAACTTAACAAACCCTTTACACTTATCAATTATACGGCATTCTTCAGCCCAAAGCAAATTTAATTGCAACTTTAATGTTGTCAAATAATCCACAAAGGAATTTAGAATAACCATAGTCTCGACAGTGATGTAGCCACCAAGATACAACTTAAATAACTCAGGAGGATTACCTTCATATAGATGTTTCTCAGTCATGCCATTTTTCTCAAGATGCAAAAGAATCGTGTGAAGATCGCTTTCAAAAACCTGAGAAATACTTTGCTTACGCTTGTTCCAAGTAATTAAGTTCGAATCACCAGTAGATGGTTCATACACAACTTCTTGGTTACCATAAGCAAAATTTGCAACGAAATATTGAATTATATCTCGTTCAGTTGGAAATTTCCTTGCCAACTTTTCAAATATAAACCTATCATTACGAGCATAGAATGTATCTCTTGCTCCCTTTACATGACCACGATTGTTAAACACATTATAAGAGTTAGTAGTAAAGTGTAACTTGACAGCCATGTAAAGTTTCCAAACTTTAAATCCGTCCACTTAATTTTTTCCTACATTCATTTTTAACTTCAACTGGAAAATCTGGAGAAATTTCTGCCATACGACAATCATATTTTACTACACCATGAGTTGGCATTAGAGCAAATATTAATACCCAAAACATCACAACAAAGAAAATCGCACAGACAATCCAGAGTGGTGGCGTAATAGAATAATTAGACATCTAATTTCGCAGTCTTAGGTAATAATCCACTCTCTTGAAAATCCATCTTCATTTTTTCTTTGAGAGATTTGTTAATCAATGATTTAATTTCTTCTGGGTCTATAAAGTTTTCTTTACAATATTGTAGGATGGCATCGACATGAGAACAATTATTATCTCGAGCCATCTGTTCAATATAAAGAGAAAACGATTTAGAATCTTCAAACATTTTTGAGTTTTCTGATATAGACATCCGCTGTTGTAATAACTCCGTTAAGTTCACTATATTCCTTTGATTTTGTTTTGTATAGATTCCAGATTGGAGTGTCCGTTTCGTCAGCGTTCATTTTACGCTCGAACATATCAAGGTATTTGTCAAACCATTTATCCATAGTTTTACGCTGAGCGACCAACGAAGCACGAATCTTTTCCAATGCTGGAAGATCGTGATCTATTGCGCAAAGTGAGAACTTGTCAAGATATTCTTGTTTAGATAATTCCATGATAAAACCTCCAAGTAGTAGTCATAATATAATTATACCTGAATTACGAATTAATGTCAAGCATTATTTTTTAGCGTCCAGAGCCACTGTATGGGCTTGTTTGCTTACTGCATACGCTACACAGACATTGTCAGAAGGGTTTGCATACGCACAGCGGACAGCTACAGGGTCAATTCCCTTTACAATACCATTCTCAATGTTTCTAGACATCATTGCAGATTCTTGAGTTTTGTAATAGGCTACAGAAGTAATTCCTGCAAGAGCAATCAATGTAACACAAATAACGATTAATTTACCTTCACTCATAGTAATTCCTTTAAAATTTTTAATAACTTCCATCATCGATAACTATCCTCATGTTTACTGGACCGAGCGACAGTACTGCATTATGCATCGCTGGATCCATATCGTTTGGACCTTCATAATCAAAGGCAACTCGCCAATGGTATGGATTTAAAACCAGCGTAACCCATACCCCTGAATATTTTAACCACTTAATCATTTTAAGTCCTTTACTAAATCACAAAGTCCAAGTTTCTTGGCTTCATCAGCAGACAGCCAAATATCTTGTGGTGGTAATAGGTGATCGCGAATTTGCGCTTCGCTTAATCCTGTTACTTTTTTATAGTGAGCAATCATTCGTTTAGTTGTTAAGTCAAATTCTTTAACAGTAGCAAACAATTCATGTTCTTTACCAAATGCACCCCAACTATATTGGTGAGAAAGAATAGAAGTATTTGGTGTTAAGATTCGTTGACCCTTTGTTCCTGATGCGAAGATTAGTAATCCTGCAGAAGCAATCTGGCCAAGACCAATAGTTCTAATAGGAATTGCCGAACCACGCATTGTGTCAATAACAGCAAACGCTGCATTTAAATCGCCACCAGGAGAACAAATCATAAGGTTTAGAAGTTCAGGTCTTTCTTCTTCAAAATTGGATTCCATAATCCACTCAACGATTGGTCTTGTTGAGTTTAATGAAACTTCATCCATCAAAATAAAGAAACCATGACGACTAGCATCACCTTTTTTCAAAAAATCTAAATTCAACTTCTGCATCATATTAGCCATCATCACTCCTAAGGTTTATAAAAAATATGTCTTCCGATTGTTACTGTTTTTTGTAAATGCCATCCTGGATTTACATAGTCGGCATGATAATTTAATGCTCCCTTAGTTATATCCTTCATATTATCGTAATTCATATAAACATAAACTGCGACATTCTGAGATTCATTATACGCTTCTATTTGCTTAGATGTCAAATATTTTTCTTTGTATAGTGCTGTAAGTTTTGCTTTGGCATCGCAATACCAAGAAAACTGGCAGGTAGAATTAATCTTTTGTTTTACCACACCACAGACGGATCCTTCATATCCTCGTTTAACTCTGTTCATGGTAACTAATCCAACAGCAATTTTACCATCTTTTGGTTCATATGCTGATTCAAAATAAATGTTATCTGCCAAACACTCAACTTCTTTCTGAGCGACTGGTGTTAAATCGTAATAGTCAATTGAATTTAATGGAACTAATTCTTGACCTCGTAGAGCTACAAATGGTGCTGTCAATATTAAACATAATATAATAAATGTTGTTGTTAATATTTTCTTTTGCATTACATCTCCTTAATTGTTGCAGAAGAAAGGTGTGCGAACACACCTCTCCATCCCATGTATCAGGCGGACTTTTTGCTATTAGTCTTATTTTCTAGGGGGATATTTGAAACGAAACCATTCAAAGCAGCAGCTTTTGCAATGATATCCGATTCACTTGGGTAAGCAGGGAATCCAGGATGTTCTGGAACTGTGCCACCATTGATTTTAGCAGACTCGACTTTCACTTGCCAGTCGTTGCTAACCTGTTCACGCTTACCATAGTAATCCTCAGTAAGCATGTCTTTCGCCATTTTTAAAAGTTCAAGGCGAATCTCGAACGGAGTCATATTTGACATTTAAATCTCCTGTGTTGTGTGTAAAAAACGATGGTTTTATTGGGACCATCAACCCACTGTGTAATATTATTTAGTGTCTGCTAATTTCTTCTTTGGAGTTGGTTTCTTACCCAAGTCCTTAACTGGTGCTGGAGCAGGTGCTGCTTTCTTAGTAACAGTTGTTTTAACTTTTGATTCTGGTTTCTTT